CGAAATAATTTGAAATATTCAATCCCTGAATATTTAAAAGAAGATCCAAACAATATACAATATGAATTATTCATAGATATGGTAGCACAACACTATGATAATATTTGGATATATTATAAAGATGTTACTAAAAAATATGATAATGACAATCGTTTAAAATTTGGTGTATCTAAAGATATAGTTGCTGATGCTATTAGGGATTTCGGAGTTAAATTATATCAAAATAATTTTTCTAACGATGATTTATACACTGCCTTTTTAGGTTTAACCCCTCAAGGTGGTTTATTCCCATTCCCAAATATAACAGGATCCTTACCTACCCCTTCAGGATTTGAATATATTGAAAATTTTATATCTGCTTCAAATGATTTTATACCGTTAGATGATGTAAATAAATCGATATATAAACGAATATATCACAACTTACCATATCTATTAAAAGCTAAAGGTACTATACCTGGATTAAAAGCCTTAATTACTTCATATGGTATTCCTGATACTATATTAAGGATTAATGAATATGGTGGTAAAGATAAAATAAACGTTAACGATTACGATCATTGGCAAAGAGAATTTAATTATGCCTTTTATACAACAGGAAGTAATTTTATATCTTCTTCTTGGGAATTAAACCCAAATTGGGATGCAAATGATAACATTCCTGCAACAGTAACTTTTAGATTTAAAACTGAAGGATTACCTACATCTAATATCCCATACTCTCAAAGTTTATGGAATAAAGAAAATGAAGTGCATCTTGTTTTAAGATATACAGGATCAGCCTATACTAGTGGATCCTACTCAGGATCTATAATTGATCCATATTACCAATACGCTTACTTAGATTTATACCCAAATTATACAACAGCCCCTAATGAATCAGCTAGTATATATTTACCATTTTTTGATGGTGGGTGGTGGTCAGTAATGGCTAAAAGAGATGGTAATACTTCATACTTTACTTTATCTGCAGGAAATAATATATACGAAGGTGGAGAAAATGGAACTACTCTAGGATTTTATTCTTCATCTGTAATAACAGCATCTACTGATGTTGATTGGTTTAATCCTTCTGGAAATTCATATTTTGCTTCTAGTAGTATTATAAATGGAAATACTTACACTCAATTTTCTGGATCATTACAAGAGATAAGATATTATGGGGTTTCATTAAGTGAAAGTGTATTTAAGGATTACATAATGAATCCTCATTCTATTGAAGGAAATAGTATAAATAGTTCCCCGAATGAATTAGTTTTTAGAGCTCCTTTAGGAGGTGAACTTTACACAGGATTTGAATCTATTCATCCAAAAGTAACAGGATCTTGGGTAACAACTTCATCCTTCTCCACAGGAAATAATTTTTATTTTAATACAACTCCAACATTTATACCTAATGCTGAATATTTCTTTTCTGATCAACCAATAGCAGGTATAAAAAATATTATTAGTGATAAAATTAGAATTGAAAATGATGTTATTCCTTCGGGTAATACATTATCTTCCTTTACTTCTTTAGCTCAAACAACTAATGTTTCTCAAAGTTATACTCCTAATATTAATTATTTAGAAGTAGCATTTTCACCACAAAATGAAATTAATGAAGATATAGTTAACCAAATTGGATATTTTAATATAGGAGATTATATAGGTGATCCAAGGCTACGATCTTCATCTGCTACTTCATATCCTGATTTAGATGATTTAAGAAATAGCTATTTTGAAAAATATACAAAAAATTACAATTTAAAAGATTTTGTACGTTTAATAAAATTCTTTGATAATTCATTATTCAAAATGATAAAAGATTTTATACCTGCACGTACTAGCCTTGCTTCTGGTGTAGTTATAAAACAACATCTTTTAGAAAGAAACAAATACCCCCAACCTCAACTTGAATGGGAAAACATAACATATTCAGGTACTTTAAAACCACAATGGAATGACTATGAAGAAGAAAAAATAGTAAATACCATTGGTGGCACAGGTGGATCCCTTGAAAAATTCAATTCAATAACCAATACATCTCAAAATTGGACTGAAAGTATAAATACAATTTCAGGATCAATATTAATAGTTCAAAATTCACAAGATGAATTTTATAATGGAGAATTTAGTGGTTCCAACATCCAAGTTACAGATGGTGATTTAAATGTTGCTTTTCCTTTATCTAATAATTCTTTTGATTATACACCTGTAAAGTATTCTAATACATTATATGATACATCTATATTTTCTGATTTTACTCAAAACCAATTTTTAAATTCTTTAACTACTCCAAGTCAAGGTCAAATATTACTCTTAACACCTTATATTACTACTAGTCTTTTTCCTCCTTTTAGTTTTGATTTAAGTTCTAAATTTGTTAAAATACATAAAATTGATAATAATGGTGTAGATAATAGTATTGCTTTAGGACAAGCTACTAAACTTTTATTCAAATATTCTACTCTTACTACTTATAATGAATTAAATATTTTAAATATAACAGAGTATCCTAATTATTATTTGTATGAAGTAGATTCTTTAGGAGCTAATAGTGATAATTATATTTTAAATTACCAAGTATCAGCTTCAAGAACAGCCCCTTCTATTAATATTAACCCAGGAGACAGTAGTGCTTTAACTTCTTTAACCGAATCAATAGATGTTCTAGGAAATTTTAACCCAGCAAATGGTACTTTATCTTTTCTAAATACTCCTAATATTACTATTAATTTTTCAGCATCTTTATTACTTAATTCTATTGCTAATGGAAATGTAAATACTTTAGCTTTAATAAAAAATGGAGACATCACTGATGAATTTGCAGGATCTTCAGTTTCCTCAACTCAATTTACTATTAATGCAGGAAATACTACTGTATTAATTACAGGGTCTTTTTATCCGTTAACTGGAGATAACTATTATTTAAGATTATTTAACGATACTTCCCCCTCAGATACTGCTCAAACTAGAATTGGTTCAATTCAACTTCAATTTACTCAAAGTACTTCCCCTTCAGCAGCTGAAAATAATGATTTAATAATTGAACCATATATTACAACAGCTAATTTTTATAATAGTGATGATAATGTTTTAATAAATAATGTAGATAAATACTCTTTAAGTACTATTTATCAAGATGTAGATTATTCAACTAACATTTTAACTCCAACTAATTTTAATCAACTTCTTTTAGGAACGGCTACTAAAGCTCCTATACAAGATTCAAACTATTCTTCTAAAGCATACACGGGAATAAGATATGATGGTTCTAAATCTACTTCTAAACTTTTAAATACTTGGTCCCCTGGAGATAAAGGTACTTATGGAAAACTCCCTACAATTGAAAGTGATAAAGTTTATGTTGCTTATGGAGATATGGAAGGAGGATGGCCTCCTGAAAGAATGAATGCCTCTTCTTTTGGAATTAGATATTTAATTAGTCAAGATGGTGATGTAGTTATTCCTAATGTTTCTGAAAATTCTTTATATATAACCCAAGGAACTTTTCAAACAGGAGAAAGATTTAGAGTTAGTTCTAAAACTGAAGGGTTTGGAGACCCTGAATGGGAATATAGAGATATAATTAGAGGTGGAAGCACTATACAACCTATTTTATATACCCAAATAGGACATACACCTTCTAATTGGGCTTCTTCTTTAATTTTAATAGATCCTACCCTTCAAAATACTGCTTCAATTAATAATGTTAGTGCTAACAGTACACTCTTATCTATTAGTGGTCAATCTTATGGAGCTTTTTTAACCGATAGTTCCATAGTTACCATCGGTAGTATTACCCAGGGTTCTGCTTGGGGAATTAATTCTGATACTTCAGGGGTAAGAGCTGTTGGAGATGGGAGTAAATATTTCGTACTTAATACTTCTATTGGTCAAAATATTATTTTAAAAAACCAAGCAGTTTTTAGATGTAAAAATTTAAACCCCACAACCTCTTTACCTTTTTTAATTGCCTTTACAGGAGATAATACCCCTTCAGCTTTTACCAATAATGAACAAATCCATGAATTATCCCCAGGAGAAGAAAAACTTATATACTTTAATATAGATTTATCTCCTTCACAATATCAAGCTAATAGTGAATTTTATTTTACTATTCAACCTATTGGAACAAGTGTATTTAATCCTGAAATATCTAATGGGACTATAGTAATTTTAAGTGAAGGAACATATTGGAATAATTCTCAATCACCTCTTCCTAATCCTTTAGGTAGCATGGTAGTAGGTTCAAATAACATATGGGATTATCCTCAAAATAGTAATTTTAATAAAATATCTTCTAGTTTAAATGGAATAATATATATACCAACAGCTAGTATTTTTGATAGTAGACCTTTAAATCTTTACTATTCCTCTTCAAACGTCTTTCAACAAGACATCCCAGGATCAGGTTTTAATCTTATAACTTTTCCTTGGTCTGTTGAAATAGGAGACGAATTTAGATTTGAAGGAAATGAAACTAATACTTATATGGTAAAAAAAGTATACCCACCAAGTCTATCTTCACCTGAAAGAATTTCAAGTACTGGGTCTTTGGAAGTACACTTAGATGGGGTTTTACCTTCAAGTTCTATTAATCTTGACCATTTTCTTATAAGAAGATACACAGATGATGCTTCAAGAATAATCTTTGAAGGATTTAAACCCCCAGGGTCTGAAGGACCTTATATACTTACCCCTGAATATGCCTCAGACAAATTAAATAAATCAGTTGATGAGTATATTTCAGATCTTACACAAAAAGGTTTGCTTTAATAATATTTATTAGTATAATATATAACTTAAAAATAAAAAATGGGATATTTAAATAATCAAGTTGTAACAGTTGATGCTATATTAACCAGAAAAGGCCGAGAATTATTAGCTAGAAATGATGGGTCTTTCCGAATTACCCAATTTTCTTTAGCTGATGATGAAATAGATTACACACTTTATAACCCTACACACCCTTCGGGTTCTTCTTTTTATGGGGAAGCTATAGAAAATATGCCTTTACTTGAAGCATTTCCTGTTGAAACACAAATTATGAAGTATAAATTAGCTACCCTACCTCGTGGGACAGCTAAATTACCTGTATTAGATTTAGGTTATTCTGCTATAACATTAAAACAAGGTTCTTCACTTGCAATTACACCTCAAACATTAAATTATTTAGGTGCAGATCAATCTTTTGAAACAAGTGGTTATTCTTGTACTATTTCTGATGCTAGATTGTTAGGAACTTTTACAGGAACAGGAATATCTCAACAAACCGTTAATAATGTTACACCTACTTCAACAACTACATTAGGTACTGATGTTTCTACAACAGTAATTGGTACTCAAATTAATTTAAGAGCTACCACTATAAATACTTTGTTTGGTTCAAATAGTTCATTAGCTGCTACTTTAACTTTTGTAGGTTTAGATAGTGGAGCTCGTTTAACTATACCTTTAACGATAAATAAAATTAACCCATCAACAGTTTAAAATATAAATAATGTCATTTAAATCTTTTGACCCACAAGACTTTGTAGTAAGTAGTGATTCTATTACTTCTACTTTATGGTCTACTGGTACTCCAACTCTAACCCAATTCTTTACTTCATCAGTACAAGCAGCTGGGTCTTCAGGTAATTATTATTTAAGTGTTTACAATACATCATCTGCTAATCAAGTAGTTCAATTTGATATTGTATATGCTGATTTGTTAGGTAGTGGGAGTGAATTATATAATAATATTGTACCTAATAATTCATATACAAAAACTATGTATGGGCAATATAGATCTCTTATTTTAGAAGATGAAAATGCCAGTTTTACTTTTGGTGTAGATAATAATACCTTAACCTCAGATCATTTTTGGGTATTATCAATAGATAGAGCTAGATATAAACAAGCTCTTTTTCCTGGTTCTTTAAATTTAACTTTATCAGGATCAGGTGGTACTTTACAACTTACTGATAACTCTAATGATGTATTAGTAAATAAATTTTTAGGTAGCTCTAGAGTATATCAATTAATTTCAGGATCTAATGGTACTGCAGGTTCACTTGCTAATAATGGTTATGTAGCAGGTTCAGGATCATATGGTTTAGTATTTCCGGATTTAGGAACTATTTTATTAAATCCTTATGCTATTTCACAATCCATTCAAGTAGCTGTTAGTCGTTCAAATAACGCCCCTGGAGAAAATAATGAAACTTTATATACTGCTATTAGTAAAGGAGCTTCATTTGGTTTAAATTCCCAAGAAACAATTACATCAGATTATGTATTTATTAGAGCTCGAAACAGTGAATTTAACTATTCAGAAAACCCATCATTTATTTCAGGATCAACAGGAGAAGTTATATATGATGATTTTATAAATCAACCACAAGTTTATATAACAACTATTGGTATGTACAATAACTCAAATGAATTGTTAGCTGTAGCTAAATTATCAAGACCTTTATTAAAAGACTTTACTAAAGAAGCTTTAGTTAGAGTTAAACTAGATTTTTAGGATGAATGAGCGTTTACAAACCCTTTATTACTTCAGATATTGTTATCTCACCTTTTAAGGTAAATAAATCTTTTACTTTTAAAGGAAATTCCGAACTTACCGCTTCCAATGTTTCAATAGATAGATATATAGGCCGAAATTGGGAATTTGTTTCTGGTTCTAATACTACAGGATTAATTACAACTCAATATCAAAGATTAATATATGACTCTATAAAAGAATTATATTACTCTAATTTTTTAGAAAACCCCGCAGGCTCTCCTGCAGGAACAGCTTCTTTTAATATTGATGGTACTATAACAGGCCCAGCTTATACTCCTAATTATTATAATTATTTATCTACTACTTTAACTCAATCTCGATCTTTCCCTACAGGATCATCTGATAAAATATTAGTTTTTTCTATCCCATCTAATTTATATGGTGAGTATATTAAACCTGGATCTTTTATTTTAGAATGTAATGATGATGGATCTAATTGGACAGAAGATGTTACAATAACAGATGATACTAATGGTAATTTATTATCATCTAGCATCAATGTAGGTAATATAATTTATGAACATGGTATAGCTATACTAACTCAACAAGATTGGGGAATAAGTGCTTTAGATTTAGAAAACATGTATGAAGGACTAGCTATAACTTGTTCATTTGAAAGCACAACAACAATATACGAATCACAATATAAATGTACATTACGTCAAAACGAATTTAATTTTTCCCAAAACCCCACTCTTATATCAGGTAGTTCTTTAGATGGTACATTATATGATTTTGCTACAGGTTCATATTTTACTCCATACATTACAACTGTTGGTATGTATAATAATAATAAAGAATTAATAGCAGTTGCAAAATTATCACAACCTTTACCTATATCATCAGTCACTGATACAACTATACTAGTTAATTTAGATTTATAAATCATGAACTGGACATATAAAAAAGAGGAAATATCCGATATTTCCCAATTCCCCGATAACACATATGGGTTCATCTATAAAATAACTCACTTACCTTCTAATAAAGCTTATATTGGTAAAAAAGTACTTTACTATCAAAGAAAAGTAAAATTAGGAAAAAAAGAACTTACAATGTATGAAGGTGTAGTAGGTAGAAAACCTTCATATAAAATAGCTATTTTAGAATCTGATTGGATAAAATATTGGGGTTCAAACAAACCTTTACTTGAACTTGTAAAAAATGAACCATCTAAAAATTTTACAAAAGAAATACTACATACTTGCTCAAGCAAAAAACTTTTAACTTATTATGAAACACAAACTTTATTTGTATATAGAGTACTAGAAGAACCTGATATGTATTTTAATGATAATATTTTAGGTAAATTCTACAGAAAAGATTTTGAATAGTAAGGTAAATTTCATACCTTATAGTTATGGTAAATGAATTATTAGTTAATCTAGTAAATAAAGTTCTAGGCAAAGGAAAACGAACTGCTAGAGGAAACCAAGCTTATAATTGCCCTTTTTGTCATCATCATAAACCCAAATTAGAAATTAATCTCACAGAAAATAAAAAAGGAATTAATCTTTGGCAATGCTGGGTATGCGGTAAAAAAGGTAAAACCATAAGAACCTTATTTAAACAGATAAAAGTATCTTCTAATTACTTTCAAGAACTAGACAAACTAGTTAAAAATGTTTACAATGATAAAGAAACTATAGTTGAAGAAAAAACATTAGAATTACCTAAAGAATTTAAAAAATTTGTAGATAATAAAGACATTATTGCTAAACATGCTTATGCTTATCTAAAAAAACGAAATATAACTGTACAAGACATTTATAAATACAATATAGGATATTGTGATTATGGGCGATATTCAAATATGATCATCATACCTTCATATGATAACGACGGTAAATTAAATTATTTCACCGCGAGATCATTCGAAAAAAACCCCTACATAAAATACCGTAACCCAGATGTTTCTCGCGATATTATACCGTTTGAGTTGTTTATTAATTGGGATTTACCTATAATACTATGTGAAGGTCCATTTGATGCAATAGCCATAAAAAGAAATGTTATACCACTATTTGGTAAAAACATACAACCTAATTTAATGAAAAAGTTAGTTGAATCTAAAGTTGAAAAAATATATATTGCTTTAGATGATGATGCAATAGGCCAAGCTTTAAAATTTTGTGAACAACTTTTAAATGTTGGAAAAGAAGTTTATTTTGTTGAATTGCAAGGAAAAGACCCAAGTGAATTAGGTTTTGAAAACTTCACTAAATTAATACAAACCGTTACTCCATTAACTCAATATTCACTTATGGAGAAAAAATTATCTTTAATATGAACATTAAAAAATCCTACAATCGAATCTTACAAATATCAGATGATGCAAAACAAATAACATTACCTGATTCTAGATATTATCAAAGAAATGGAGAATACTATCCTTCTATTACTTATGTTTTAAGTTGTTATCCTAAAGGAAAACATTTTGAAGATTGGTTAAAAAGAGTAGGATATAACGCTGATTATATCGTACAAAAAGCAGGTGAAGAAGGTACCCAAGTACATGAAATGATTGAAAGTTATTTAAATGGTGAGGAACTTAATTTTTTAAATTCATCTGGGTATCCTCAATATGACCCAAACATATGGCAAATGTTTTTAAAATTTGTTGAATGGTGGGAAGAATATAATCCTACACTTATAGAAACAGAAGTACATTTATTTTCAGATGAACTTAAAGTAGCAGGTACTTGTGATTTAGTCTGTGAAATTGAAGATGAATTATGGATTATAGACTTTAAAACATCTAATAGTTTGCAAACAACTTACGATTTACAAACTGCAATTTATGGTAAATGTTATGAAGAATGTTTTGGTAAAAAAGCAGATAGACATGGTATTTTATGGTTAAAATCTTCTAAACGTAAACCTGCTAAAGGTAAAATGCAAGGTAAAGGATGGGAAATGTATGAATCAAATAGAACCCAAGAAGAAAATTTAGACATATTCAACACAGTTAAAAAACTATTTGACTTAGAAAACCCCTCACATTCCCCATCATTTACAGAATTTAAAACTACTGCTAAAAGAAACTTATAATATGTATAAACATGGCACTCAAAAAAGAAGGATTTAATAAAAATTTAGGTAAAGACCCATTTGGGTTAAACCAATTTGCAAGAGAGATAATGAAAGAAGAAGAAAATTATGATTCTTTTGATTATCCTAAACATATAAAATCATTAACTAAATTTATGCTTGATAAAGGAATAAAGTTGAGACCTTTACCAACTGTAAAATTTGTAAATGATGATGTTGAAAACTCTAAAAACTTTTTTGGTAAAACAGCATATTATGATCCAAATCACCATAGAATAGTATTATATACTTTAAACAGACACCCAAAAGATGTTATGCGTTCGTTTGCACATGAAATGATACATCATATGCAAAATTGTGAAGATCGTTTAAATCATATATCTACTACTAATATAACTGAAGATGATTATTTGTATGAATTAGAAAAAGAAGCTAATACTTTAGGGACTATGACATTTAGAGAGTGGACTGATATAATAACTGAAAGTATATTAAAAGAAAATAACCAAAATTAAAAATCCTTTTAGTTATGGCTAATTTATTTGATCTATACAAACTAATTAAAGAAAACGAAATATCAGCATATACTATTTATTTAGATATGGATGGTGTAATAGCAGACTTTGATCAGCGATTTTTAGATATTTCAGGAATGACTCCTAGTGAATATAAAGATAAACATGGAAAGAAAAAGTTTTGGGATTTAATAGATGAGAAAAATAAAGTTAAATTTTGGGCAGGAATTCCTTTAATGCCTGAAGCAAAAAAGTTAGTAGATTATGTTTCACAATATGATTATGAAATATTAACTGCACCTTCTGTTAAAAAACAATCTAAAGTAGGTAAATTAGTTTGGCTACGTAAAATCCACCCCGACTTATTCCCCAACAAACCTAAAGTAAATTTTAAACCCGCTAAAGAAAAACATCAAATTAAATTAAACCTCACAAAGTCTGATATACTTATAGACGATAAGGCGAGTACAATAGATAACTGGAATTCTTCTGGGGGAACAGGTATTTTACATACATCCACAGAAGATACCATTAAACAACTTAAACAACTAGGACTATAATGTCAGATTCAATACTAAAAAAACAGTTTCAAAAACGAGACGTAGAACGCCTTAGAAATCTTATTAAAGGAAAATCTGGAAATAAAACCACATCAGGTATAGGTTATAATGGTGAAGAATCTATTTCTTATAAAGAAGGTGATATTTGGAAAGAAGATGGTAAAACGTGGACTATACGAGATGGTATTAAAGAAAATGTAACTAAATTAGATAAATTTAAAAAGGTAGCTGTTCCTATATTTTGTCCTAACTGTAAACAAAATATGGACAAACAATTAGATCCTTACTACTATAAAGCTTATGGAGAGTGTTTAGATTGTAGAGCAACTACTGAAACTAAATTAAAGAATGAAGGTAAATGGGAAGAGTATATAAAAACTACTTTTAATAAAGAAATCGATATTAATATTGAGGAGTATAAAAGTTTTATGGAAGATATGCTATCTGAGAGTAACAATAACTACATCACAGAAGCTGGGGATATTCAAAAATGGGTTGGCGGTATAGATAAAGAACGTGCTAAAAAAGCACTTGATGAAGGTATTAATTACTTAAAGAATCTTAAAAAATGATTTTTACAATTGAAATTATTGGAGCTATCATAATAGCATTTATTACAGCAGTATTAGGACCTATAGCTGTTACTTGGGTTAAATCAAAACTAGAAAAGAAAAGCAGTAAAACTCCAATGAAGGAGGCTCTTGAAACTAGCACTTTAGTAGAGGAGCAAATGAAAGATTTAATGGAAGAAATTGATTGTGATCGAATATGGGTATCCCAATTCCATAATGGTGGATATTTTTACCCTACAGGGAAATCAATCCAAAAATTTTCTATATTTTATGAAAAATGTAAACCTTCAATCCCGGCTATTCAAAACACTTTTCAAAACATACCTGTATCTTTATTTACTCAAATTTTATCTGAAATATATGAAAAAGGGGAACTTGAAATTTTTAACACTGAAATAGAAGAAAATACTTTTGGAATATCAGCTTTATCCTCAGAATTTAAAACTAAATCTTTATGTATAGTAGGATTATATAGTTTACAAAATAATCTAATTGGAATAATGGGTATATCCTTTATTGAACAAACAAATTTAGTAACTGAAGATTGGATTAAAATTAGACAAAAAGTAGGAGTTATAGGAACATTGCTTTCCAAATATTTATCACCGTCTAAAAAATAACAATATTTATAATAAAATACAAAAATGAAAGATACTTTCGATTTAAAAAAATTTTTAATAGAAAATAAAACTATTGAAAAATCTAATCCTTATTTTAAAAAAGAAAATTTAAGTGAAGGTAATCTTCGTGAAAAAATTCGCGAAATAATCCTCAATGAATTAAATCCTGATTATGCTGACTATGATGAAATAGAAGATTTAGGGGATGATGAAAGTGTTGAAGCTAGATTAGGAAAAGATTACTTAGTAGATAAAGGGTTTGATGATTATTATGATAAAAGGTTATCTGATTACGAAGAAGAAGAAAATCGAAGAAGAGAAAAAGAAGAAAAAGCCGAATTTTGGATGGACCCTGCAGGTGGAATGCATGATGCTGATGAAGATGATCCTGCTGCTATGTATATAGAAGAAGCTAAAGAAGATGAAGAAGATGTTGAAACTGAAGAAGATGTTGAAACTGAAACTGAAGAAGATGTTGATATTGATTCTGAAGGAGGTTTAGAAGATATAGCCGCTGATATGGAAGGCGATGAAGGTGATCTCATGAACCACCTAATGTCAGCTTTAAAAGTAGCTAAAGGAATGGGTAATGAAAAACTTACTACTCAAATCGGAAATACTTTAAAATTTTTTATAAGCGAATTCATTTCAGATAAGGAATAAAAACTTTAACAAATGGATAAGTTTAACTTAAGAGAATATCTTTATAATAATCCTCTTTATTCAATTTCTTTAGAAGAAAAGGATTTAAAAGATGCTTTGATTCTTGTTAAAGAATTAAATTTAGATATCCATAACGTTACTTTAAATGAAGGTTTAAAAGATTTTGTTAATAATCTTAAATCTAAATTAAAAGATTTAAAACCCACAGAACGTCTATTAGCTACTTTATTTGCCAAAATTAAAAAAGGTTTACCTAAAGAAATAGACATAAAAAAATTTCTCACTAATCTAAACAGATGGGCTAAAGAAAATAAAGGGAATATAACAGATGAAACCCTTAAAAATTTTTTATCCACCCAAGACAGCAAAGAATTAAATGAAATTATACTTTCAGATACTGCTAGTAAAATAGGTAGTTGGTTTTTATTAACTCTGAAAACAACAGCTTTAGTTTTATCTCTTCTTACTCCTGCTACGGCGCAATCTTCTATAGATGGAGCAGAACAAGATATCAAAAAAGTAGAAATCTCAGCTGAAGATTCAGGTGATTCTTTAGAAGGAGGAGATTCTATTAATAGTAAAGATGTAGCTAAAGAACTTAAAGTTCAAGATAAAATCCAAACAGCCATAAGCCCTGACTCTAATTCAGGCCTTGATTCAGTTAAAATTTCTTTTAATACAGGTGAATTTAAAGCTAACACTGATTCTTTTGGAAATGATATATTTAAGATGTTAGAAAATGATCTTAAAAATACCAACAATATTGGAGAAGATGGAGAAGGTTATAGTATTGACCTTAAACATTTTGGAAATATATCTAACACACCAGGAAGTCAAGATGATAATCCTGATGGTCCTGATGAAACAGGGTTAGGAAATAAAAGAAATCAAGTAGCTAAAGAAGGAGCTGAAAAAGGAGTTAAAGAATTTTTAAAAAAATATCCTAAAGCTAAAGTAAAAATTGTTGATGGTGGTACAAATGTAAGTAATCCTGGAAATGAAGTAGATACTGATTCTTCTGAAGCTAAAGCCAAACAAACATCTGTAGTAAAAATAACTAATAAAAAAACCCCTCAAGAAGATACAGATGAAGAAGATTCAAAACCTGTATCATCTCCTGAAGATTTAACTGCTTTTTATGCTGATAAACCTATATATAATGGAAGTAGATATATGTCTATTTTATTCCATATTTTACCTAGGATAACAGATAGAGAATCTTTTGAGTCTGTTATTAAAACTATTGGTATTAAAAAAGGAGAAGTAATTAGTGATAGTTTTATAAAAAGAAAATTAGCTGAATTAGAAAAAAAGAAATCTGAAAAAGGAGCTAATAAAGAAGAAATAGACAATGCTATTAAAACACTATATTGGGCTAGATCTTCTAAAAAAGCCCCTTCTACTCTTCTTAATCAACTTAAAAAATTAGCTAACACTGACCCTAAATTAAAAGGTAAAATAGGAGATAGACAAAAATATATCCTTACTCAACCTGGAAAAGCGGGTCAAGCTGCGGTTTTAAGAGGAACTGGAGATGAAATAGGGGATAAACAAAATATAGGTCCTCAAATAGGCACAAGTAAAAAAGGAGGAGATTTGATGGAAAATCTTTCACTTTCTACTCTTTTATTAGAAGCCCAAAGTGATTTTAGCAATTTACCCTTTTATAAAGAAGATATAGCCCTTAAAAATCTAGGTTTTCTTATCCCTTTCTATGCTGGAATATGGCCAGGGGAAGATGAAGACTATATTGCTAGTGCTTTAGATGTTTTTGCAGATGATAGTAAAGATAATTCCTATAAAGAAAGCTTTAGAGAATTTACTAAATTTCCTTCTTTAACTCAGATTGTAAACGATAAATACAAAAAGTTTGATAAGGATGTTTCTAAAACACAAGACAAAAAACAAGAACCTTCTAAAGATTTTAAAAGAAAAACAATCCCCGCTTCTGAATTGTATAATAAGATTCGAACCACAACAAATGGGCAAATTACAGTTTATTGGGGAAGAAATAAACAAGGTGAAAAATGGACAAATTTAAAAACTGTAAAAAATACTTCTTTAAACCCTGAAAAAGATATAGCTCAATTTGTAGGCCCTGATACTACAATTAATGGGGTACCTATGGGTGTTAAAAGTAAAGATTTTGATAATAAAGAAGATATTCCTACAGAAAAAGATGTTAAGAATATAGATAAAAAATTAGATTCTAAAAAGAATTTAGATAAATCACTTAAATTTGTTAATAATAAAGCTGAACTAGAAGACCTACTAATAATTCTTTTAGCCCAAATTAGTGATGAAGCTAATATTGATTCAAAAAGAATAAAAAACTATTTACTCCAAATCATCCAGAGACTTGATGATAAAGGAACCCCTGAACCAACTACAACTACTTCAACTACTGGGGCACAAGTAAAATATGACTACATAAAAGAAGAAGAAGAGATGTCTAAAGATGTTGAAAAAATTGAAAAAAATCTTTCTCTTTATAAAGACCTAGGCCCTGCTATAAAAAAACTTAACACCAAAGAAGAAATCATCCAATATATCCTAAGAGTAGTACTACCAGAACTTAACCCACAATTCTTAAAAAAACCTACAGAAATAAAAACAGCTATTAGAAATGTAATAAAAAAATATTCCCAAAAAGGGAGTATAAATGAAGCTTTTTCTTCTGAAGAATCTAAAGCTATATATAATAATTTTTTAGCTATAGTAAATAATAAAAAAAGAAGAAATAAACTTGTAGCTAAACATGGCAAAAGAGCTGAAAATGTAGCTTATGGCGCTTCTGTAAATAATATAAAAAGAAAATCTAAAGAATCAACTGAAAAAGAACCTATGGAAAAAATGGAAAAATTAAAAGAAATGGTTAAAGATGCTTTATCTAAACCTTTATCTGAAAAGTTTACTTCAAAATATGATGACAAATTTGATGATAAACGTAAAAATTTACCTGATGGTTTGCAAAAAGCTATTTTAAAAAAACAAGATAAATTAGATGAAGATCTTGATATAGGACATCAAGACGATGAACCTGGTATGTTAAAAGCTGATGTGTATCGTATTGGAAAATATGCTATGGAACTTTACAAAATGCTTGATCAATATAATAATATGGAAAATGAAGTAGATTTTCCTCATTGGTGGCAATCAAAAATATCTAAAGCAAAAGATTTAATGGTTTCTGCAAAACATTATCTTGATTTTGAAATGAAAGAACCCCAAATTGATGCAATGGTAGATGTTGCAAGTGAGGAAGGAGTAATTGATGAAAAATTTGCATCTAAAGCGCAGCAAAAATATTTATATGCTACTGATAAAAAAGCCGCTGAAAAGTTAGGATCTAAAATGACTAAAAAAGACTATAAAAACCTACCAGATAAAGTAGCTGAAGCCGTATTTGCTAAACTTAAAGAAGGTAAAAGTGAATATGCTCAAATTGAAAAGAAAATTTCAGATTTACAAGCCAAAGGAAAAAATGCTGGTGATCCTGAAATGCAAAAATTAATCAAAAGAAGAGCTGAATTAGAAAAATCTAAAAAGTAATGACAAGAGAAGAACTACAAAATAAATTAAAACTTTTAATTAAGCAGGTATATTCTAGTAAAAGAATTACACCTAAGGAAGCTGTTCAATATGATGAATTAACTAAATTTCCTGAATTAAAAGCTGTTATTGTAGATCTTTTAACTCCTGAGTATGATAATTTTGTAGCTTCAATTGATTGGGTTGCACCACGTCCTTCTACATTTAGAATTAACTTAAAAAATGACCAATTATTTTATTTAATTTATGGTAAAAGAAGTTGGATTGCTCAAGTTGAAGGAAAAAAATACTATTTACTTAATCTCCCTGAAGAACAACATGCTGCTGAAGCAATAGCTCGCATTTTAAGATATGGAATTAAAGTTGAAGAGGGTGAAGAAGGTGGTGAAGAAGCAGATTCTGAACTCCCACCTGAACCCCCAACTGAAGAACCAACTGAAGAACCAACTGAAGAACCTGAAACATAATATGGACCTTTTAGAACATTTTTTACATAGTATAGCTTATAAGTTTCCCAAAGGATATCCTGATATGAATAATAAACAGGATATTTTATTGATAGAAAATGAATTAAAAAAGATAGGTATAAACTTAAATGAACTTACCCGTACAGAACATTATGATGATCGAAAAAAAGAAAGAGGAGAAAATATACTTGCTATTACAAATTTAACTCAAAAAATGTTAGGAGATAATTATGATATAAAAGAAACTATTCCTCTAATTATAGATAAAATACAAAAAGAGTTAAAAAAGAGATTATCATATTTTGAAAATATAAATAACCTTCCCATTTCTTTTAAAGAAAAAATTGGCTATAAAATCCTAAAACCCATTTTAAAAATAGGTGATAACAAATATGAATTATCCCTAAAAACTCAGTATAGTAAAGGCACAGACAAACAAGGAGAACCTATAATGGTAGACAATATAGGAACAACTTATATTCTTTCCATTTCAGATGATAAACTGCTTACTTTACTACTTTACCCAACAATGAGTGATTCTGATATAACAAATAGTTTAGAACAGCATGAAAAAAGAAAAGACAAATCTAAAGATATTAGGTTACTTACTATGGGTGATTTTGAATATATTATTTCTTTAGATGAACCTTCTGAAAAATCTATTAAAAAAATAAATATTGATGATTTAGACTATAAAGTAAAAGCTTCATATAGAAAGGGATCCCTTTTTACTCATAAAAAGTATGGAGAAGGAAAAGTTATCAATGCGGCTTCCGCAGGTACAAGAGCAGGAGAACCTGATAGTAGGGGAATAGTAGATTGGATTGAAGTTGATTTTGGAAAACCATACTATGCTAGTGGTGAATTTAAAGAAACTCGTATTATAAAAAACCTTTATACTACTCTACATCCTTCAATTTCTTAAATAAAATTTGGAAGTTTAAAAAATCATCCATATATTAACCTAAAAATCTATTAGATTATGACAACAAAGACAAAATCTCTTTCATCAGAGATTACTGACCGAATAGTGACAGTAGACGGTCTTTTAGAAGCCCATAACATATCTTTAGATAATTGGGATATAGAAAAACAAATAGTAAATACTTGGGAAGTAGGAACTAAAGGCCCTGATGGTAATATATTAACTACTCCATTATTTCAAGTTAAAGTTTGGTTAAACAGTAAAACAGAACCTATCATAGAAAATATTAGAGAAGAATTTATAGAAGATTTAAAAAAATTATCTCCTAAAGTAGAAAAAATTAAATACAAGTCTAAAATAGACAAACAGCCTCTACTATTAGAGTTAAATATATTTGATTTACATTTGGGTAAAGTTTCTTGGTCTGAAGAAACAAGTTATGATTATAATTTAGAAATAGCTAGTAATATATTTAACCAATGTATTGATGAATTTATAGAAGAAACATCAAACAAAAATATAGAAAAAATAGTTTTCCCCATAGGAAATGATTTCTTCAACTCAGACAAAGCTCACCCTTTTAATAGTACTACCAAAGGTACACCTCAAGAAGAAGACGCTCGATGGCAAAAAACATTTCGTTTAGGACGACAACTTGTTGTAGATGCTATTAATAGATTAATTAATATAGCTCCTGTAGACATTATTATGGTACCTGGTAATCATGATTTTGAGAGGAATTTTTATTTAGGTGATTCACTAGAAGGTTGGTTTTACAATAATGAAAATGTAACTGTAGATAATTCTGCTAACCCAAGAAAATATTACAAATACGGTGAAGTATTAATTGGTTATACACATGGTAATGAAGAAAAGATAATAGATTTGCCTTTAATAATGGCAAATGAACAACCTCAAGAATGGGCTATGTCTACTTTTAGAGAATTTCATTTAGGACATGAACACCGTAAAAAAGAAATCAAATTTAAATCTACTGAAGAATACCAAGGTGTAATAATTCGATATTTTAATTCCCTTTCAGCTACCGATTCTTGGCACCATAGAAGGGGATATGTAGGAGCAAAACGCTCCGCAGAAGCTTTACTTTGGGATAAAACAAAAGGTTTAAAAAACAATCTATATTTTGTTGTATGAACCCAAAAGACTTAGTTACACCTGAATTAGTAAATCATTGTTCAAATTTGGGTGTAATTATAGTTTTAGGTTATACTAAAACAGGTAAATTACCCATAGCTAAAAAACTAGCCCAAGAATTAAATTACCCCCTATTAATTTCAGATGATTATTTACAAGATGAAGATCCGTTAGGAACTTTAACTAATATAATGTATAACAATGGGAGGGAAGTTGTTGTTGAGGGTACATTATGTTATAGATTATTAAGAAAAGAATTTACAAATGGTTTTGTTCCTGGTGTTATTATCAAAACTGTTTGTAATGATGAAACTATAAAACATTTTTATAGACAAGATAGGGAAGAACATAAGATAAAAAGAGCATTATCATTTAATAAGGGTTTAGGTAAAATATGGGATGAATATAGGGGTATATTAAGAAACAACCTCCATAATATAACCCCACCTAGATATATAGAGTTAGAAACTACATTACCTGAATTTTCTTACTTTTCCTAGTATTTATAACTATGGAACGATTAACAAATCTTATAAAAGAAGCATTATCTACACCCCCAAAAAAGAAAGACTGCAATTGTGGATGTGGGGAATGCAGTAAACCAACCCCTAAAGGTATAACTTTAAATGAAAATATAGCCCCTAAACAAATTCTTTCAGAAAATTTACGATATCATGTACAAAACAAGTTACCATTAACTGAAAATACCTTTCGTTATGGGTCAAAATCTTTTATTAATTTATGGGCAGAAGCTCGTGCTTTATATTTACGTGAAATTATTGATGTAAATAATGATGATAAAGAAATTTTATTAGAAACTGATTTAGGTAATTATGGAATTTATGAAGGTGTTAGAGTACCTTTAGATATGCCTCTTTCTGTTAGAGCTAATGAAGTTCCATTAATGAAAATTTTACAAAGAGCTGAAGAAAAAGGACATACTAAATACCCATTTTATAGAGAATTAGCTGATGAGTTTAAACAAGGATCTATAGATTTAAACCGAGTTAAAGAAGTTTTAAGAGATTATGGTGTATATTTTGAATATGAAGATCTTTTAAACCTAAATGAAAATAAAGACAAAAAGAAAAACCCACCTCTAAACAAACCAAAACGTGGTGGTTCAAAAGCATATTATGTTTATGTAAAAGATCCTAAAACCAAAAGAATTAAAAAAGTTTCATTTGGTTCTGGTGGATTAAAA